AGCAAGTGAGTCGCGGATTAGATGCTCCATAAATCCGTTAAAAGTCGGGTTGGGGCGATTTGATACAAAAGATTCTAATTTTTCGCCTGGGCTTAAAGCCAGGATCTTGCCACCGATGAAGGTGGAAGCCTCATTGGGATCAGTAAGGCCATCCCCCACGGATTGCGGGCGCATACCAAAGGCTTCAAAGTCAGATTGAGCGCCGTCGAACTGGGCAGTCTCGCGAGTAAGGGTACGCACGATGTCGCTGTTCATCTTAACGGCAAACTTCTCAAGACTGATGATTTCCAGCATATCAACGATATTGTTGATCGAGTGCTGGAGGGGGCTATACGCGCGGGCGCCTGAAGCCACTTCTGGTTCGTAAATGTGCATCACAGCGCCAGCAGGAACGCGGCGACTAGATCCATCGGAGCGCATGATATTGTACCACTCTGGCTTGCCGTACTTTCCAAACTTAATGCCATCCGTTTCGTCGGGAGGGGGAGCGCCGCTTTGGGCGCTTGAGACTCGGTGGGCTTCGATAATCTGTAGTTTAGGCAGACTAGATCCATCGCGGGTCTTGATAATAAAACATTCGCCGTCGCGATAGACTAGGCGGGTGATGATGTGCTGAATCTCGTAGAAGTTGAAGCGCCCGGTGATGTCACAGGGATTACGCGCCCAGTCATCGAAATACTCTTCGTACTGCTTATCGGCCATTCCAGACCCAGTACGAGCCGTAGCCTTGATGCCACCACCAACGCTGTAGAGCGCCATATCGGACAGAACCTGACGGATGATGCCAGAGTTTAGTTCCATCCAGCGCATTTTGCGCGTGGTCTCCAGGCGATCGAAGACCGTCATGGTCTTCTTGAAATCGGTGGGCCACGAAGACCAGATCCAAGAACGCTTGTTGCTGAACTTTGCGGACTCGAAATTTGAGAAGATTCCAGGGCCGCCTGTGGCCTGTTTCTTCAGAGGTTCAGACACGCCAGATTTACTGGGAGTCTTGGTAGTCTTTTTGCGCGCCATAGGTGTCAGAGTCCCCGGAAGTTATTCAAAAGGTTGCCAACTCGGCAACGATCAATTGCTCCGTAAACTTCTGGCAACTTGAGTTGCAGGGCATAACGGCATTCTAGGAGGATCGTTGGGGGGTCAATGGGCCAGTCCTTGCGGATATCCGTACCGCTATCACGGTATTCCATGATCGTCTTGCCTTCTTTGACAAGAGCAACGGCCTTGGTCTTAATCTCTTCAATATCAAGCACATCAAGGGTCATAAAGATGCCCTTGGGTGAGGTAGACCCACGATAATGCACGAATGCCATATGTGCTTGCCGCTGGTCAAAAGGATAACCTGTCCGCTACCACAACAACGACACCGCTTGAGAGCCACCCAGGCGAATATATAGCGGACAGGCTACTCCTTCACCTTTGCGTCCCCTTCGGGTTTGTCAACAGGCTTTTCGTCTGCGGCGTTCTTATTCTTACCGCGACCAACCAGTTTTGCCATCAAGGCGGGAAGGATGCCCATAACTTCGCAATCGAACAAGTGGTTGGGTCGATCGCCAATCTGTACCCAGATGGGGCGCCCAGTCTCCCCGGTGGTGCGGTGTTCGGACTGCATCTGCTTGCGGTAGTCATCCCCTGCGTCCTGGGCGTAGGTGTGGTGTCCAGCCCTACGAAGGCGGGTAAGGGTATCTTTCAGCACCAAGTTTGAGAACATGAACATACGGCAGGACTGCTTGCCAACCTGGATGACCTTGGCTGGAGCATAAGGACGATAGGCCATCTTCAGGCCGTAGGGTGTCTGAACTCGCCAGGGGAACTCGTTGTTGCCAGATCCCTTGGTGGCGTTCCAACCATATGTGGCGCAATTGCGGTAGACCTCATCCATATTGGGGCCGTCACCAGAGTCCACAAAAACGAAGTTAGGACTTACCTTGTACTTGGTCTGTTCGTTGCGTACCTGTTCCCAAGTATCTAGGTAACCCCACCAGATAAGCCGGGATCTGCCTTCAATATTCCACGCTCGGATAAGGGCAAAGAAGCCGCGTCTCTGCACATCAACGGACATAAACCGTAGACGAATGAAATGCGGTGAGTTATACATCTCGTCCGTAAACGGAGGGGGAGTAAGCCTGTTCTGGTAATTAGAGCCTTCCTCGATCCATTCCTCCTGCATCATGTATCCGCTGGGCAGGACTTCGCCGCCGCCGTCATCAGGATCATCAGACCAGGGAAGTGCTAGGCGCTTCTGCTTAAAGTCCCGGCGCTTGGTCTCATCTCCACCTTGGTCGAACGCCTGGGCGGCTTCAATTGCTTCAACGGCCAAGTCCCCCCACGAAAGCCCCCATAGCATTGACAGGGCATTAAAATGAAAACCTCGGCGCCCTTTGGGTGCGGCCGGGTTAAGCGGCACATACTCACACTTCATCTCCGAGCGGACGCTATTGCGGTCAAGGTGCGAGTGCTTGCATTGCTTACACTCGTAGGTTGTCCCAGCCTTGACACCGTCAAGATCCCATCCGTTTGCCGTCTTGGCTGACTCTGGGTACTTGATCTGCGACCACTCAAAAGGCTGGCGAGTGTTGCAAGACACACAGGTGAAAGACCATTCGCACCTATCTGTAGAATAAAATAAATCGGTAAACTCATCACCATCCACGCCCCCTTGCGAGACGAAGACTGACTTACCCTGCCAAGTAAATGCCGTGCGTCGAGCCAGCGCTTGCTTGAGGTGACCCTTGGGCCATTGCCAACACTCGTCACCACCTAGGAAGCGGATGGATCGGCGCTGAAGGTTGCGCTCATTGTTTGCACCCAGCACCCAAGTGACATTGCGTTCAAACTGGGTGGTGTGCCACTTGCTACGATCAATCTGGGAGATGCGGTCTTTGGTGGGCGGCGTGTTATCCCATAACGGACGGAGGCGTGTCTGTTGCCAGTCTTGCGCGTTCAAGTCCACATCCTGGAGCAGGAGCATTGGGCCTGGAGTTCGGGACGGAACAAAGGCAGACCACAGTTCCAGCACCATTGATTTACCGCTCTGGACATTGCCCATGACCACGATGGTCTCAACCTCTGGGTCTTGGAGCGCCCGAAGGATAGGGGCAAGATATGGGGTTGACTCTATGCGGAATGGCCCCGGTTGTGGGGAGTACGGCACATTCTTAATGTTCTTCTCCAACCAATCAATGATATCTCCGTCCGGGTCTGGCGCCAGCAGACTCCGAAGGGCATTCTCAAATAGGATATCCGTTGGGTTCGATTTCATCTGGTTTATCGTTTGCGACTTCTTCTTTCGGAGTTTCCAGTACCACGATTTCCTGTACTGCGTCCTTGGCATCCTCGGACTGGCCCGATAGACGATTGAGGATATTGGTGACCTCGGTGTCGATTGCTTTCATCGCCGTGCCTGGAGCGTCAGGGTTTGCCTTGACCGCAATCTTGGTGGACAACTGGGTCAGTTCGTTGCGTATGGACAGGACTACCTTTCCGAAGCGCTCGATGGCGGTCTGGGTCTTGATGTACTCTTTGGCGGCTATGTTGCGGGCGTGGAGTTCGCGCTCCAGCGCCACAAGCGTCTTCACCAATTTGTCGTAAGTTGCGTAGGATTTGGACTGGTTCGGGTCTTGGTTCCGTAGGTCATCCTCGTACTGATCGTAGGCTCGCGCTTTCAGACGGCGGTGCTTCTCAACAATCTCGGCAAAGTCCTTATCGTCATCCTCGTTCTGTTGGTCTGGCGTCAGGTGCTGATCCCGGCGAGCGGAGCGCTCATGGTACCACGCCTCGGCGTCCTCGATGGATGTAATGGGCATCCCTTGACGGATGAATCCGTTGATGGTCTGTCGCGCAAGTCCAAGGCGCTCCGCAATGTCTACTGGTCTGACGCTCATTTCTTCCTGTTGTTTGCCGCGTGTTTAAGATTTTGGCAAGTCCGTTCGGATCTCATGTACACGCTCGGTTCGATACCTAGACGCTTCTGCACCTGTTTCACCCTCCAGGATATCGTGGCCTTGGATACGCCGTACTTCTTCGCCACATCGGCCATCGACTTGTAGTTGCGGTA